CCCGGCAACATCGGAGTACCTAAAACAATTACGGGAACCCCACGATTAGGAATGTAGAGAGTTTCAGTATAGAACCACTCTTCAATTTTAGAGAGACTAGAAATATTCAACGGATTTTCTGGGTCACGCATAAGGTCATCACAAATCAATGCACCATTTAAATGCATACCCCGCTTAAATGAAAAAAGACCTCCATGCATGACTTCGGCACGAAAGCCATTAATAATATATCTGAAGGAATAATCAGCATTAGGAGAACGGTCAGTCATCCATTCCATTAACTGAGAGTTTCTGCGTATATGACGATTCATCTCAGAAATATGATAACGAGACATACCATCGCTATAAGAAAGATACAAAATAGAAGTATCTTGAGAGGAATTCAAAAGCCGCCAGACACAAAAAGCGTACCCCAAGATAGTCGATTTCAAATGACCCCTTGGAAGTACAGCCACATAACCTTTCCCTTCTGCCATCGCCCTATCTACATCGTCACAAATAACTCCTACATGCCATGCATCAAAGTAATTTTTATGTTCGTATCCTTGGCTCCAAATATCTCGTGTGAATTCCCAAAACGTACCAGTATTAATAGATTGTCTATCATCAAGAGTGTCTATCATCTCCTGTAAGCCATCTTCAAATGTAACTAATTTTTCAGTCTTCTTTTTATAGGTTCGTGGCATGACACTCTCAATTGATTTAGGTATCTTTATACTTCACTAATATCTTCCGAAAATCTCCAGCTAAATTCTTCAATGTGATTTCATCATCAATATGATTAAGAATGATTGACATACATTCTTGCACGAATTCCAGATTGATTAAACCACCACGAACCTTACGCTCACCTTGGATTCCAATATCCATAGCTCTAGTGGCTTCCATTGCATCACCAAATTGCAATGTCTCTAAAGCAGAACGACCTTTATCAGAGAGATATTTGTAACTGTCCAGTTGTCTTTTCTGGTCAGCTACTATTTCATCCTCATCCATCTCAGCCAGTTTCTGAACAACAACAATTTGCTGTCTGGCTTTCAGGTCTTCCCAATCGTACTTACGCTTCCAAGCATATAAAGAATTGACACTTACATCTCGACCAAACTCATCACTGAGAATCTCAGCCATTTTAGGGAAAGAATTATCCCCTTCCAGATATAAGCCTAATGCTCTTTTACGCTCATCTTCAGTGGATGTTTGTGACCTCATTAACCATTACCTAATTCCGTAAGCAGTACTGGGGTCAACTGGCCCCGGTATTATTCCACCATATGGAGTACCGTCCGATTGCAAGAGCTTAGAGAAATCCATATGACCTTTATACTCTTTATCGGAACGAACAGTACAAATAACATTTTTATGCTTAACATGTTGCTCATTAATTTCTTTCATTCTAAGCCCAATATCAATCCTACCACACACCCCATGAAAGGAATCATCTTTAAAGGGTTTATGGTTTCTACCACGATTCACAAAATATTCAAATGGTAAGCTTACATTGAACAAACATTTATCATCGTTACAATAAACAACTTTTGCATATCTCTTTAAAACTTCTAAGCACTTCTCATCTGACTCACACTTACAAGACACTGTGCTATCTATACAGCACGTTCTAGACCCCACTTTTTTCTTAACCATCATCCACCACCCTGTCCTCATCCCTCTCATCAGTCACGAACAAATCTCTTATGGCTTCCTTTCGACGTTCCGTTCTACGGGTCATTGCTTTGTAATAATCATCAGAATCATCAACAATAAAGTGAAGTTCCTGATTATCAAAAAACTCATACAAACGTTCTGGATGGGTGGAAAAATTCATCCACGCCTGAATATCCAACCCAAACCCCATTTGAGTAACAGTGACCCTAGAAGTCAACCCCAATAAATGACCCGTATCACCGTGGAACAACCCACCACCAGAATTACCAAAAATAGCTGGTGCATTCGCCATAATATAATTTTTCTGCTCGATAACTTCTCGCAAAGCAGTAATTGTTCCCATATTTCCAAAGGGGTCATGTAGCAAAGAACACCCAGACGTTACAACATTATCAAATAAACGAACACCTTGTATTTCATCTTCAGGAACAATAGAAGCAACATATTGCATCTGATTAGGATTATGTAACTTAATCGCTGCTAAATCATGATACTTATCATAAGCAATAATATCGCCAGTAGTGGCATTCGATGAAATAAGCCTACTTCCCAAATACTGAAAAATCTCAACAACAACCTCTTCAAAATAATCAGTCTTCCTACTACGCTTTAATACACTATCAAATTCATCACGCATCTTGATAGCCCCATCAACTACATGCTGACAAGTAATAACAATATTAATATACTCATCTGAATTCTTAGGGTCTGGTTGAGAATATACGACAACCCCAGAACCGCCAGCAGTCCCGGCCCGAACTCTCGTCACTGGATATAAAATTTTACTGTGTAGCTCCTCATTTCCTAGCATATGACATTCTCCTAAAGTGTAAATTTGGGTTCTCTTTTTGTATCCTTCCTAGAAAATCAGACCAACCATGAACACGTTGATATTTCTTTCCCACATTGAGGCACCCTTTATTTGGGTATGAATCCATCAAAAAACACTGTCTCGTAATCTTATCATAATACCTAGCAATTTTATAAGGAGAATCATCTAAAAAATAATCTGCTGACGGTATTACATCCATTGAGTCTTTAAAATAAATAGGGAAATGAAATGTGGGGAAATAAGCATGTAGCCATTCATACGTAATCTCTTTTTTAATCCTATCCGTAACTAAAAAAAGTTCTACATCATTTTCCAATAAAATTTGACATCCCTCAATTGCTCCCTCTACCGCTGGAAAATGGTCTATACTAGAAAATACTTCATCAAAAAGAACTTTTTCTTCTTTCTTATCTAAACAAAAAAGAGCCTTAAAATTATCCGTTACAATATCAGACTGAACTAGATTAAGCCCATAAAGTTTATTTAAACAGTAAACTAACCTAACATCAAAATCCGCTAATACTCTATCTATATCTAAAGCAATTTTCAAAATTATACCCTAGTGCGCCCAAACTTTACAAGCCCCCAAAGAGCAATACAAGACGCATCTGCATAATCTTGCTCAGTGAAAACCTTACCCCATTTCATTTCTGCAAACTTCAAAATTTCCTCTTTAGAGGCCGCACCATTTCCAAGAACATCTTTTTTCCATGACTTGTTATCAATAGCCCAATAGGAAACATCATTCCTGAACAGTTCTCGCTTCACACCAGCAATAACATTTGTAATCATTATAGTGGCTTTAACATTTTGAATCATAACTGGATTCTCAATAGTAGCCACGCTATCCAAAAATAAGTATGATTGATTAATTATATAATCACTGAATTGTGTACACACGTTATTAAAACGTGCCTCAATATCCCTAGATGCGTCCACACATTTATCCATCAGGATAATCTTCTCATTAACATCTAAAACAACAAAATGAACAGAACGAGAACTGCAATCTATACCTATATAATATCCCATCTACACCTGTTCACCACCACTAACACGCAAAGCCACAACTCGACTAACTGCATCATACATACTTTTATAGGCATTACGTATGCCAGCCAATCGAATGTATAGCCCCTCCTCCTCAATCAACTCTTGACGAGTTCTTTTCAAACTAGAATTAGTGGCAATGGCTTCTCCACGCAAAGATTCTTTATTCGGTCTTCGTCTTCCCTCCTCCCCATATTTCTCCTCTAACATATAAAGCATACGATTCAGACCCTCATCAAAGGTCGCTTCCAATATAGTTTTCCTAGATTCAACAGAAGCTAATTTAGTGTCGAGATAAGAACGAAACCCACCAAATAATAATAGATAGTTCTCTAAATCTTTATTGGTACAATCTTCCAAATCAGAAATAACAATAACTTTAGGAGCCTCTACATCAACCTCTAATTTAGGAAGGTCTAATTTTTCAAAATACGAATCAACTCGTCGCAATACAGCCCCTAGATGTGTGTCGTTTTGTTGTGTTTCAAGCATTCTTCTCACTCTTCTTTTACATTCAAACAATTGCACCATTTATCATGTGTAACTGTGGATAATTTTGGAACCTCTAACATATTTTGTATTTTAATACATCTATCTAAAATTCTCTCCCATTCGGAAGAAGACCTCTTAATGTGAAATGCTTTAAGTTCTTGGTCATTCTTACATTCATAAAGGACAAACCCATTATCTATATTCAAGATACTCAGATAGATTTGTAACTGAATAGCATGGTCTGGCTTGGGTACACTTAAATTAGAAAACCCCCTCTCATTAATCGTTTTCAGTTCTATAATAGTTCGTCCAAACTCAGGAAAATTCAGTATGAAATCAGCCCTTCCATGAATACATGGATTATCATAACGAGCCTGTACCTCAGTACCCGATAAAAGTCTCATCTGGGTAAAAATATCTTTATATCGATTCTCAGTCGCATGTCCATGAGCAAAGATTCTTAATGTCTTAGAATCAAACTTTTGGTTAGGCAATAGACCATTATAGTGCAGATACAATAATCTATCACAAGTAGACCCTAAGAAAGATGGGTAGAAAATAGCCTTAGCGGGGGGGCGTGGGTCAGAAGTTGAAGTCAGATGTCTATCAATTTCTTTAATTAACCAAGCATCATGTTTTGTAGTCAAAGGTTCCCGATGTTCTCTTTGACGTAATATGGATTTTATTCCTGACAAAATAAACCTACCAATGTATCAAGTATTTTGGACTTAGTAGTATCCCTTATATGAAAAATATCTTTTACACCCAAACTCATTAATTCAGCATCTCTTTGTCTGTCAGACTTTCTAAAATGCCCATAGACTCCATCGGCTTCTATAACACTTTTCATCTCAGGAAGATAAAAATCAACCGTTCTAGAGCCGATGGAATATTGTTGCTCATATCGTAACCCTAATTCAGTTAGGGTTTCTGCTACATAGTTTTCCTGTACAGTGAAATCACGAGATTTCAAATTACTGGATACTATCAGGTGCTGGCATTATAGTATCTTCTGCCAACATAACCCCAACCTGTCGGTCTTCTCTAGGGGGTCTTCCAATTCGACGCTTTGGTTGTTGTTGTTCTTCCAACGGAACTTCCTCACCTGATACATTATCAGTAGTGATAATAGTCATACTAGAAGAATCCTTATCAGCACTAACAGAAACCGTTGTTGAATCAAACCCATTATTAGATGACCGTTTAAAATACCCAATACCACCCATAACAGATACTAACTCCCACCCAATAATCCCCTGTTCGTTGAATGCATCAATTACAGAAGGTGTACCACCCAATAAAGATAAATCTATGGCCTTATATTCATATGTAATCATTCGTATACCTCTCTCCTATTAATACTATTATCCACCAACCGTTTCCTTTAACGTTTCAAACTTATCGGGATTATCCAAATAAAAAGTTTTCACATTATTCAACCCCATTAATTTTTCACTCTTATCTGGCAACTCATACCACGGCCCCGCCTGTTTCACTATCCCCATATCAAGTGCTTCACGTATCCACGTTTCAACAATATCAAATCCCCCATCAAGTCGAAAAGGAATTGTGCAAGAATCGAAAGGCATCCCGCCAGCTTTGGTTTTCCTTAACCTAACTTCTATATCGAACCCCACTTTTTCTTTATTTTCCTCAATCCATCCAGACCGTTTCGCTTGCAATATTATATGAGAGAAAAATACTTGTCCAACCCCACCAGGCATAGCATCTAATGAAACTGGCCCCATACTGCTCCGAACTTGATTAATAATGATTAGCGCACTACCATGTCTAAAATGAGGAAATAATCTAGGTAAAGATGTATTAACCAATCGTGCTTGCCACGCCATCGGATTATAGGAAAAATCCTCATCATGAACTGCTGATGGAACTAGACCAGCAATGGAATCCAAAACGATTAAATCAACACCATCAATCATTAAATCCCGAACCGTATTGAATGCTTCTTCTCCAGTAAGCGGTTGCATCAACAAAATACTATCTGTATCAACACCACATTTTTTCATCCAACCCGAATCCCAACTCATCTCTGAGTCAATCCATACGGCTGTTCCACCCTCTTTTTGGACACTCACAACAGCCTGAGATGCGAGATAACTCTTACCAGCATTAGATTGTCCAGTTAGAAGGGTAAGACGTTTTTTCGGTATTCCACCACCCAGCAATTTATCCAATGCGGGTATCCCAAATGAAATTCTATCATATTTAAAATCATCGGAGGAACCTACATTAAGAACACCGTTATATTTAGTTCCTAATTCAGATAAAGATAACGGGGTTGTGTCTTCTTTCTTTTTTCGTGCCATTTAATCAGCTTCCTGTTCCTTTAAGACTTCTTCAATTTGAGTATCAATTCTATCTCGCATATGCTTCCAGATAACATCAAGAGTGTTATCAACTTTCTCCAATTGAGCATCCATAGGCAATTCAGTATCAATCTCCGATACCTCAAGATTAACCTTGCAATATTGATTTGAAGCCTGTCCTACCCTAAACGTAAAACTTAAACTTTGTGATATTTTAGCCATCTTCTCTATACTCCACTCAACTCTTTCTTATCGGCCCATGAATATTCTGAAACACTTACATCAACTGGTATCGGCACTTTGAAATCAAAATCTTCTAGTATTGATTTTATCACAGGTATCCCCTCAAGAGGTAATCCCTCAACAGCAATTTCATCATGAATAACTAAAGAAAGAGAACCACCTGTCTCCTTCAACGCCTCATGAGATTTAATCAATGAGGCTTTCAGCATATCTCCAGTAGCTGTTCCCTGGATTAACGAATTCACCGCCTTATAGTTTTCCTTAAACTCCAATCTCCTATATCGACCAGCCAATGTTGCAATATAACCATTAACCTGGGCCTGGTCATTCGTAGTACGAATAAAAGGTTTAATCTTAGGGTAAAGATGGAAGAAACTCTTTAAAAAGGATTGTGCCTCATCTATGGATACAGATAATTCACGGGATAATTTCCCTTTCCCAACCCCATATATCGTAGACAAGAAAGTAGTCTTTCCGATATACCTCATATTTTTGGCTTCAGAATCCCCAGCCTCAAGTTTAGCTACTACTTCTTCATAGGGTATTTCAAATATAGAAGCCCCAACCATGATATATGGGTCTAGGTTATCATTGTAAGTATTAATCAGATTGGTATCATTGCAATAATGAGCAAAGACCCTGGCTTCCATCCCTGAATAATCAAAAAAGACCATTCCAGAATCAGAAACAAATGCCCTACGAATCATCAGGGTTTCTCTGTCACTTGGTATATTTTGTAGGTTTGGGTCAGAACAAGACATTCGACCTGTCTTAGCACCCACCTGATTATAAGAACAATGAAGTCTATTTTTATCATCCAACATCTCTAACATCGGAATGACATAAGTATTTGCTAATTTAAACTTCTTCCTATAACTCACCAACTGTTCTGCTAATGGGTGCTTCAATTTCTCTAGGACAGAGACATCCACACTTTCATGAGTCTTACCCATTTTTACTGGGGCCAACCCCTCTTTTCTAAAAAAATAGTCAGCTAGTTGTTTAGGAGAATTTATATTTAACTCGTCACCAATCATATTTTTGATAGATGAATCCAATTCATCTAGGTCAGTCAATAATTGTTCTTGAACACCCTCTAAATAAGGTTTGTCTATCAACACACCATGACGTTCCATTTCCAGCAAAACCATGAGAACTTTTCGTTCTAAATCGTATACTTCTAGAAAATACTCTCGTACATCTGAAAAATATTTAGCGTAAAACATCAGAGTAAATTCTGCATCCCTAACAGCATAAGGAAGCAAAATATCTAGTGGAATCTCATCATACGTAGAAAGTTTATTTCGACGCATATGAAGCTTTAGTTGCTTCTCTTCTATGGGGTCAATACCAAGGTCT